GCCGTTGCTGCTGGCCCTTCCTATTACGTGTATGCGTGTATTCGTGTGCGCTGCTGGCGTGCGGCGTGCGGCGTGCGGCGTGCTGCTGGTGCGCTGCTGGCCCTTCCGTTCCTATATATTTCCGCTGACCAGCGTGTACATGATTCTACGGCTTGTGGTGTAAATTCCGAATTACACAACATATTGTAAACAACTATTCGTTAAACAGTTGTTTTGCGAATAGTTCGAATACTTACAGCGCTGCGTGTAAACCCCGGGGCGGAGCTGCGGACGTTTACGCTGAGCTCTGTAAATCCGCAGCAAACGTTATTCCGCTTTACGCAATCCCTTGTAAATCAACGTTTTTACAGTGTACGATGTAGCGGACTTTACAACACTGAATCCAGTGTGGTACAATGAAGGCCCCGGAAGGGGAAAACAAAATATTGAACGGAGGGCCAACAGAATGAGAAACGACAGCAAAAAGACCATCGCAGTGAGTATCGCAAGTATCGACCAATACCATGGCGGAAGCTGGGGAGACGATGAACATTATGCTTTCGAAGGGTTCAAAAGCAACAAGTATTTCACGTCCGACCGGTACATTGAGCTTGATGAGCATTTCCGCCGTCCTGACGGACTTCCGCTTGAAGGCTATGGGCTTGAGATTGAAACTGAATGTTGGGGAATCAAAAGCGCCAGAGTTTTGGCGGATGTCATGGAAAAAATCATTTTCGTGCTGTTTCCTGCTGACTTGTTCAAGATGCAGCGTGACGGCTCATTAGGTCACGACTATGGCGATTATGACGAAAGATGTATCGGCGTCGAATGTATCACTCAGGTCATGAAAAAGTCGTTTATCCGGAACAATCTCGCTTCTTTCAAAGCAATGTATGACGTCTATTTTAAGGCGTTTGACATCAGTTGTTCAAAGTCCGGTCATTGCGGAATGCACGTCAATGTGAGCAATGCCGTATTCGGTAACACGAAAGAAAAACAGATTGAAGCAATCCGCAAGCTTCATTACTTCATCAATAAAAACTTTCAGTTCGCTTGTAAATTGTTCAAGCGTGATTATTCCGAAACAGGTTACTGCGGACGAATGGAATACGGCGACGCCCGGACAATGGAAATTTCCGGCGGTGACCATTATCACTGTTTGAACTATTCGCACTTTGAATCCGGAAGAATTGAGATTCGTCTTGTTGGTGGTCAGAAAAATTATTGCCACTTCAGAAACACAATGGAATGCGTATTCTTCCTGTGTGAGCGTATGCGCACAATCAGTTGGGATGATTTGGATGATATGACAAAGGTTTTCAAGGGATGCAACAATTACGTTATGAAGCGCTTGTTGGATTGTGACCTTGATGCTGATACTCAGGCTCGGATATATGAGAATGTTAAAACAATCGACCTTGAGCTTGCCTAAAAACAATCACCCTCTACTGAGGGTGGTTTACAGCGCCCGGTGTAAATCGGACGTTGTAAACCGCCTTCAATGGCGAGTATTTACAAAGGAGAGTGTAAACCATGAACCCGTTGGATATGATTCTTCATTACGCGGAGGAACACTGCCCGGACATTAAGCCCGTCTACACCCTTTGGTTGGGAACGCTGACGATTGAAGTGATGGACACGCGCACGGGCGACACGTACACGCGCATATTTGCGCAAGCGGACGTGAACGTCCGGCGGTGGTTCGACGAATTACAAGCGGAGGTGTAAACCATGGCCATTATCAGGAGAATTTACACGCGAGTCTGTAAACGTCACGGAGACCGGCGCTTCCTCCGGTACATCGAACAGCAATTGCAGGGGGAAACGTTCGACGAAGTCCTGACCGGATATCTACAGGAGATTGTGTAAATCGGGGAATCGATTCCCCGGTTACAGCGCCCGAACAATTTACATCGGACGTTGTAACCGGGAAACCGGAATAAATTACAGGAGGGTTTGTAAAATGGAAACTATGGAAAAGCTGGTCAAAAGGTTTAACAGAACACATCCGGGATATGTTGCGGAGCTGTGCCGTGATAGCTGGGAGCCGAAATACACAATTTACATAACGGAACCGGTGTGCGGTATCACTGCCCGGTACGTGTTCGAAAGTTGTAAAGAGTTTAAGGAATGGAGCACCGTCGTTGTGCTGGACTAAAACCATTGAAAAACAACGTTTTCCCGGTGCTTGACACACTGAATTAAGTGTGGTACAATTAAGAAAAAGCCGCAAGGCAAAATAAGAGGAGGGCCAAACCATGAAGCGCACATTCAACCTCGGAAAAATAAATCTGTACGGAACAGGAAAGCGTTACCCGGTAACAGTTGAGGTACGTCTTGAGAACAAGGGCGGACAGCCAACTTACAGACGGATTGATGGGCACATGCAGCAGACAGGCGAATTTGCACCGGAATATGTAGAATTTACTGCCTGTGCTTATGTCGGTGCCCGGATGGGCGGACAGTGCCTTGACGAAATCAACAAGCACCGCATGGACTTTGCTCTTCCGGAGCGTGAAGTATGGGACGACATTTATCACTTCTGGAAACTGTACCACTTGAACGGGATGCACGCCGGAACGCCTGAACAGGAGAAAGCCATCAGAGAATGGGAAAGCACGAAAAACAATCGGCGTGATTACTTGGCGGTGTGTGAAATGCTGAAGGAAAAGGGCCTGTACGAAGTGCTGTTTACAGGCAAGACCGTAGGCCGGATGTACAACAACGAACCGTATAAATATGGTTGTGGTTGGGTTGTCGAACAGATTCCCGGCGCTGACCTTATCCGGATTGAACATTTACTTTCCGTCGTGTAAAACGACCAAACCGGGAGCTTCCCGGTTGGTTACAACGTCCGGTGTAAGTGTGTGCAACCTTGTGAAGGTGATTTACATCGGGCGCTGTAACCAGCCGATAGGCTGAACAAATTACAAACGATTGTGTAAGGAGGGCCAACTATGAAGAGCTATTTTGAAGGATACGCTTATGGACGGAAAGGGACGTATCACCTGATACAGTATTTTGACGGTCAGCGCATACGTGAAAGCTCTGTCGCTGTTGCAGACGGTAAGATTTTCTACCTTGAACGTACTATCCCGGGAATTATTGAAGTCGGCATGAACTACAGAACAGCGAAACGTCGTGTTGCTTCATACGAAGAAAAAGCAAAGCGCCGGGTCGGCTGATTACATGGGAGGATGTAAGCGATGACAGTTTCAAGAATTATTGACAATGACTTTTCTTTCAATGCAGGGTTGATCATTCAAGGGTATAACTCCGGGATTGAGTACGTGAACACGCTCGAAAACGGATGGGGAGACGTGCCCTTTGACTTGTACGGAAAACTCCTTGTTTCCATGAGTGTGGAAGACAGCGCCATCGTCTTGCTGATTGAAGATTGATTACAAAGGAGGATGTAAACATGAGTAAACGGCTTTATATCAATGCTAATTATGTCGGAAACTATACCGACTTTGGTGATTGCTCTATAGGGTACAGCGTTTATCGCTGGTTTAAGATGGGCGATTATGAAATCATCATACCGAATTGTGATATAGAAGCGTCTTGTATTGGCAGGGAGACGGATGAAGCGTCAGCGATATTTACAAAAGGGGGTGTAAACCGTGGCGAATAAGAACATCACAATAACCCTTACAAGGGAACAGCTCCGAATGGTTGTTGACGGACTTTACCAAAGCAAAAAACTGTATTTCAAGTCGGCCCGTGGCGACGAATCAATTTACGAACACGGATGTAAAGTTAAGAAGCTTCACGATGAGCTTCTTTGGAAATTACAAATGGGGGTGTAAATATGTGTGTGATTGCGGTATCTAAGCGTGGGGCGAAACAGCCGAACGTTGAACAACTAAGGAATATGTTTGAGAATAACCCGGACGGAGCTGGGTATATGTATGCACGGGACGGGGTTGTCGTTATCCATAAGGGGTTCATGGATTTTGATGATTATTACAGAACAATCCTTGAAGAACGCTTTACGAAAAACGACCCTGTTGTGTATCACTTCCGGATTTCTACACAAGCTGGTGTAAATCCTCAAATGACGCATCCTTTCCCCCTGACCAGCAACAGGGAATTGTGTGAAGAGCTCGACGTTGAATGCGGTATCGGCATTGCCCATAATGGAATCATTTTAATGACATCGGACAAGAAACAAACAAGGTTCAGTGACACAGCCATCTTCATCACTGACTACATGACGAAGCTTATACGCACTGAAGACGATATGACGGACCCAGCCACCCTGACCATGATTGACTATCTTACAAACTCTAAATGGGCCCTTATGGACGGACTTACAGGCGATGTCGTAACAGTAGGGAAGTTCATAAATGATGGCGGTATCCTGTTCAGCAACAAAACATATAAACCGTGGGTTCCGCCGGTAAAAAACTTTAAGAATGGATACTACTATGGGAAAGGGTATGACTACGACTTGTCCGACTTTTCCGACTTTTCCGACTTTTCGTAATGCTATTGATTCTTCTAAGAAGATACAGGAGGGAATGTAATTATGGAAAAAAAGATGACAACCAAACTTTTCGACGCTATCAAAATCATGACCAAAGGTGGCGCTACTCTTCAGGAAATCTCCACTTATCTCGATGTATCAACGGCTACAATAAGCCGTGTAAGAACAGCGGAAACGTTCGAAGAATACAAGAACGTCTGTGCAGCTCGTTCCATTGCCTACAGGCAAAAGCTTGAAGCGAAAAAGGCCGAAGAGCAGAATAACGTTCAAGAGGTCAAACCTACACCAACTGTTGTAGAACGTCCGCAAGTTATTCAGGTTCAGGCCACGCACTACATGATGGAAGAGCTTAGAAAGCTGAATGAGACCATGACGCTGATAAGCAACAAGCTGTCCTTCATTGTTGACCAGCTTCAGTGAGGTGTGGCTATGAAGAAACTCAGCGTCGATGATATCTTCGTGTTCATCATAATAATTTTGCTGCTCCGTTCACTCATGGGTTGACAGCTCCTGTATACTTTACATAGGGAGGTGTAAATTATGACCGGTGAGGAGCTTCAAAAAGCACGAATCAGGAAGAATCTTACGCAGCAGCATCTCGGCGAAATGCTCGGATTCAAAGGACGCAGCGCCGGTAACACTGTACAAAAGTGGGAGTACGGAAGCCAGCCTATCCCTACAAAGTATTGGAAGAAGCTGTCCGAAATACTCGACATCCCACTTGAGAAGTTCTTGCCCTGAATAAGTAAAGGCCCTACACAAGATGTAGGGCCTTTTTTTAGACACTATCATATTATCACGCAACAGGTGGTATGTCAACACACTTACACGTTGCTGCGTAAATCGTCTTGTTGTTTTCCCCTTCTTCCGTCAATATAAAGTATCTCTTATAAGCCGGACAAGAACCCCTGATTTCGCATTCAGGCCCCCAGCAAATTCCGCCTGATTCATGTATTTGATACACTTCACAGTTTTTGTAATCCTCATCCATCGTCTTCACCCGTCCCTTCTATCAGCACCTGCAAAAACGTGCCTGTGTTGTCATACCCAACAGCACAATATCCTGAGCCTTCAAGCGCATCATTGATCGTGTTCATGATTTCGGCCACATCTTCCTGTTTCATGCTGTGTTCGCTTGTTTCTGTCTCCGTTTCCTTCCTCGCATTCGTCAGCTTTTCGAGTGTTTCCTGAAGACAGGACTCCAGCCCTCTGATTGTACCTTCCTGCCATTTGATCAGCTCTAACGCATCCATTTTCATCTTCGGAGATTTGCAAGGCCATCCACCAATGTCTTTTTCTCCATAATACGGACACGCTTCACAGTTTTGTTCCGGTTTTGTCGTGCAGCATTTGAGTCCTTTTGTGATCTTGTCTATGTCCATTTGTTTCACCTCGTCAAAAGTTGCCTTTAAGTTTCATCATGCAGATGTTTTTCAAAGTCATCCACTAATAACTTTTTCCAATCAATTCCGCCGTTTTTATATTTAATTAGTTCCTTCAACAGCTTCAGAGCAAACTCAGCAGTTTTCGCACAGGATTCGCATCCTATTACTGCCTTGTGCTTTGAAAGCGTTTCCAAAGCATGAATTACATCTTGTACTTCACGTTCTGTCATGTTCTACCTCACTGATTGCGTCAATTTAGAATCTTGTAAGCAATCATAAAAACAAGCACCCATAAAATGGCAGAAATCCAAATTGGAGATAAAACCCATAGCCATGACCACTTAATAACACCGCAGAGCTTTAGTACAATAAATGCAACTGTCAGAACCCCAGTAAATCCGATCCCTTTTGCTGTCGCTTTTGCGCTGTTCATTTTTATTGCCCTCCTTTAAATCAATCAAATGCCCCTGCGTTTGCTCTCCATCTGGTTAGTGTTTCTATCTGTTCTTCAAGTTTTTTAATTCTCTCGTTTTTCTTGTGAATCAATTCCACTGCGTTATTCAGTTCTTCTCCAAACCCTCCAATATCTTGTAAGAGATCAATGGTGTCATCTGCCCATTTCGCAATATCTTCCAAATGTTTCTTCGTGAAAAAATTAAGATCACGTTCACGGGCGAACTCTGCCCATGTGTGGATGATCTGCAAGTGAGTGATTACTGTTTCTATGTCAGCCATACCACTTCACCGACCTTCCCACCCGTTTCTGATAATCGCAACAGGAACTTCCGCCAAATCATCAGCAAAACTGTACGGGCATTCTCCCCACACTTCTTCGGTTCTTCCATCTTCATAGACAACAATCCATTTATAAATCGTTGCACTCATTCCCACTTCACCGCCTGTCCGCAATGTCTGCAAAACAAATCGTTTTTGAATATTTTTGTTCTGCATTGCCTACATTCATACTTAAAAATTGTTCCATCGCTCCTATGGTAAGGGATTGGCTCAACCGCTTCCTGCTCTTTCAGCATAGAAAGTCCAGCGTCAAACCTCTCCCAATCTGCATGGTTTCCGCAGAATGGCTTCAGGTCTGCTCTGAATTGCTCCATACCGTTGATAACCTTCTCCCTGTCAGGCATCATCTTCCACAATCCTCCTGATCTGCTTCATATAGCACAGCACTTTCATCATCTGCATGAACTCCACGCAATCAATTGTCACAGTGCTTTTCCTGGACTCCTGCATTTCCTTCAGCTTCGCTCGCATATAGGCGTACAGCTCGTCCATGTTTGTCCTCCTTTGTTATCGTTGCCTTTAAGTAAATTCGCTTATGTTATGTCCTGTCGGCTTATATAGCTTTGAAACTTCTTTTTCGTATTTTTTCAAAGGACAATCCGGTAAATCTTCCGGTCTGCACCATGAATGTAAAACGTTGTGATTGCTGATGTTTTCCTTATTTCTTTTGCAGTTAATACATCCGCAATCCGCAGCACAATACGTTATATCGTCCATACATCATCCAATTGATTTATTGCATCAGATTAAACATAATCATAGAACAGCACCGCAAAAGCGATTGTTAATGCTATCGCCATAAATAAGGCAATAAACATGATAATTTCATCATTCTTCATATCGGCACTCCGTTTACATAATCTTCTGTAATTCCCTTAAAGCGTATCCGTGACAGCGGTATACGCTTTTTTCGTCTTTATAGCCCATCTCGTCCCGGATACTCTTCCAGCTCATGTTACAGAGATACTTGTAAGTGAGCACCTTTTGGAAGTTATCCTGCTTCAGCTTGCCGATCAGCTCCTCCGCGCGCTTAACAAGCGCCGTGTATTCGCGCTCCTTGTCCGCGAGCTGTTCCGTCATTTCCAGCAACCCAATTGCCGCTGTCTCGGTCTTCGATGAGTTCCCGGACTTCATGACGACCACTGTTTTCACTCGCATTCCTATCGACATCATGAGGTCTTCGTAGTGTCTTTTCTTAGCTCCTATTATGTGGAGCTCCTTCTCAGCCTTCTGTATTTGCTCCATAAATTCGCGTGCTTGCATCAGTATCACCGCCCTTTACAGTGTCCAATGTAATCGGCTGGCTTCGGAGCATCCATTGGTCACACCCCTTCCCGTCCTTTGCTTCAAGCTGGCACTCTTTATAGTCCTCGCAGTAAATGCATGGGGTCTTACCATCAATCATTGCTAAAATACACGTGTTGTAATCAATGATATCAGCCTTGTTGAGTGCCATTATGCGCTCATCCTCTGCGATGCGCTGCGCTGCTGCTCGTGCTGCCTGTCTCGCATTCATTGTCTCAATCACCTGTCTTTTCAGTTCTTTTTTCAAAAAGCTTCTTGTCATCTTACTTACCCCACGGCAGCTCATCCATCTGCTGCTGTACAGGCTGGGTGAAAGGATTGTCAGCGACATCGACCTTCGTGTAGTTATCGTCCTTGGAAGACAGAAATTCGACTTCCTCCGCCATGACCTCTAAATTGGCGTGTGTTGCCCCGTCTTGCCCCGTGAATGTGCTAACACTTACCGGGCCAATGACGCACACTTTACGGCCCTTTATGAGCCATTTAGCGCATACCTCGCCACGTTCTCTCCATGCAGTAACTCGGAAGAAATCCGCCTGGTCAGGTTCTCCCTGTCTCTTTCTCCTGTTAACAGCAACTGTGAATGTACACACACTTATACCGGCCTGTGTGGTTCTGAGTTCAGGGTCTTTCGTCAGGTTCCCGATGATTGTCAGCTTATTCATGTTCAATACTCCTTTACTCTTATTCCAAATTCCTTAAGCATAAGTTTACGTTTTATCTTGTATTCAGGGGTCTTGGTTGCGGAAGACTTAACATCTTCGACGACCATTTTACCGTTCTCCATGTAAACGAAGTCGGCTATGTATCTGCACTCACGCTCTATACACTTGCCGTTTTCGTCCCTCTGGGATGGGATGAGTTCGAAGGGAACTTGGCGGCGAAGGTGGCTAATCACTCCAGCTCTCGACATAAGAACCAACTCTTGCCATCGTCTCGCTTCTCGTGCACTGTCGAACATAGTCCCGTCCACTGAAGTCTTCCTGTTCCCGTATTTGTTCCGGCTCATAGCTAACACAGTACGTCCTCCCATAGCGTATTTGGCACCCGTATTTCACGCAGTAACAATAGTCTTTATTTCTTGGCTTTTGCGACTTGCAATCACGACACACTTGTTTCATCCTGTGCCCCCCATTTCGAGCATCCTGCGAAATGCTTCGTCCTGTTCGTTAGAGTAGTCTCGCTGCTCATACTGCTGGGCGCTTACACGCTTAGAGGTAGGGAGGGAATTGCCCCTGTTATTGCGCTCCCATGTGCGCACACAAGCTTCCCAATCCTTGATGTGGTTCTTTCCGATAAGCCAGCCCTTTGCCTGATAGAAATCAACAAAGGTCTGTGCATCCACATTGTTGCCACGTTTCCGGCAGTACTCAGCTACTTCGTCAACTGTAGGCGGAACAAACTTGACGCCTTTTTCTTTGCACTCCGTAAGGAGTGTTTCTTTTTCATTATCATTACTTTTCTTTATATTATTATTATGGCTTTCGTCTGGTTCGGTTTGGTTTTCTTTGGTTTCGTTTGGTTCTGTTTGGTTATCTTTGGTTCCCGGTCTTCCACCTTTCAAACCATTTGCACGCAGGATATCCCTCTTCGCTGAAGCCATGTCAATCTGCTGTTTTGCTACAGGCCATAGAAACATTTCGTTACCGGCGAAGCAATCAGGCTCGTCACCTGTATCGGCATATTTGAGCATCATAACGAACAGGCGACCAATCTCGTCATCCTGAAGGGTCGAAATAATGTCTTTGAAGCTCGTCCATACCTTTAAGTAGTCCATCCTTGCACCGCCCCTACTGTGTAACGCATATAGCGTTTCTTCTTGCCTTCGCTGTTAACTTTGTATTCCATGGTCTTTTCTATTGGGTACCCAAGCTTAATCATCTCGCTTACCCTTGTGGCAAGCTTCGTAATCTTTAACTTTTCCCAAGCGTCCATAGGGGTCATGCTCCCATCCTTCAGGAGCTGCTGCCAGATAAGCTTATGCTGGTTCTCTTTACTCGTGAGCTTGTAAATCTCTTCCGGTGTCATAGCTGGCCCTCCTTAACCTAAGTAGTTCTTACCGATAAGGGCCATCCACTCGGCCCTCTTGTGCTTGCGCTCAAATGCAAACTGAGCATCCTGCTTCAGCCTTAGATTCTTCATCTTGTCGTACTGCGCACCTTCTGTCCCTGTGTGACACTCTTTGCACAGCATTACGTAAAGATTCTCCCTTTCGCTGATGCGGCGATTTGCAACTCCGGCGAACACGTGGTGCTTCTCAAGGTTGGTCACTCTTCCGCAGAAGTAGCAGGAGCTTTCGTCGTCTTGCATAATGCTTTTCCCCATGCCTTTAACATCCTTTCTTCCTCTTCTTGGCTAATTGGTATAACCAAGCCCATATTGGTAGCATCTTGCTTCAAAAGTGATATTAAATGGCTCATTTCCTCTACCGTATAGGTGCTCGAACCACTGTAGGCGAACACTGCTTTGTAGCCGGGAACAGGGCTGTAATCAACAACTTCTGTGAACCATCCGATGCCGTGCTGGTTCCATATTCTCCTAAATTCGTCCACTGCATCCGAACGTATGTGTACTGTCTCGAATTTTCCAACATCTTTTATAGCGTTCCTGTACACTTCTTCCTTCGGAATAGGTGGATTCAACGCTTTCCCGATGTCAGAGCACAGGGCCCAGCAGAAATCGTTCGCCGTTTTGCTCCTCCGCTTGCTTGCCTTTTTAATCTCGACGCTTACATCCTTGTCTGTAAATTCGTCGTAAATAGGCCGGGGGTCAACCCGGGTAGTGAATGAGACTACCCACTCACCACCCGGATTCCTCAATGGCTTTCCGTAAAGCTGCCCAATCATTCGGTCTTCAGCTCCGCCCCTTTGAAACACTTATCCATAGCGTCAATAAGCGCTACGGCTTCTTCCATTGTGTAATCTTCCAGCTTCTTGTCAGGAGCCAGCTTCGCCGCTACAAGGGCCGTGTACTGCTTCTTAAACAGCTCGTTGTTTTCTTTTGCACTGATGCCACGCTTCTCGCGCAGAGCTGTCATAGAAGTGAGCAGAAAGGTCTGCACAGGGTTCACTGCCGGTTCCTCCTCCTTCTTTTTCGGAGGAAGAGCAACTACGTTCGTTACGGAAGATTCTCCTACTTCAGGACGTGTAAATGCCTGTTGCTTTGGCTGTATATCGGTGTACACGTCAGCATCCGGGTCTTTCAGGTCTTCGGTCGCTATGAAGAATAGCTGGAACATGGCGTATTTCATGGCGACAGACATTGCTTTATTTGCGCTCTTGTCTCCTGTGTCCATTCCTTCGCCTACAACGGTCAGTGTAATGTTTGACCCATCAGGAGCGTAAACCGTGTACTTGATGGTGAGCTGCGTGTAGATGAGCACAGTTCCCTTAGAGTTTGTGCGTTCTTCCCGGTTCATGCCGATGACCTCCGGACAAATAAACAGGCCAAGCTCTGACATGACAGGGTTCAGTGCGTTGTAGACAGCGTCGATTCCCCTGTACATGAATCCCTGCTGTGCGTTCCGGGTATCTTTTCCGATGGCTCCTACCATTCCCATGGCCTTGCCGATAAGTTCATGAATCTGTGCCATTATTGTTCTCCTCCTAATATCCCGTCGATGAGCCGTCCTAACAGCTTTGCTTCTGATTCTTCTGCGACGTGCTCGTTGTGTGTGAGTTCAAGAATCCTGAAGAGCTGGGACGCACGTCGAAGCTCCCGGCAGTTGCCAATGAGTTCTGCGATTTCAGTAAGGGAAACATTACAAAGAACTTCCATGATTTTCCCTTCCTTGTCTTCTTCTGAACATTCGCCAGCAAGAATGAAGTTTTTCACTTCATTGTTTACAATCTCGTTTGTAAATTGCTTTTCTGTGTCAATTTCGCTTATTACGATATGATATTTCTTCATTTCAGTTCTCCTTCTTCAGTTCGACTTTGAAAATGTCAGGCCGTTCTTTGACTTTAATGCAGGGGATGACAGCCCCGTTTGCGTCGGCGACCATCTCACCTACAACGTTAAGCGTAGGTTTCAGGCTGGCCCAATCAAGCGTTTCCTTGGTCTTGATGAAGCGTTCGCCGCCGTTGGCCTTCAGCCATTCGATGACGTCGCCATCTTCCCGGGTATACTCAGGTTCCTGACGCTTGAACACAAGCTTGCCACTCGGCAGCGCATAGTTTTCCTGTGTCTTCGTGACCTTGTGGGGGACTTTGTCAAAATAGCCGTGCAGCATAGCTTCCATGCTCTCAATCGTGCGGTCGCATGTCTCGCAGACACTCTGGTACCGGGAGTCGTAGAACTCCTTCCACTTAGCCTTTTCCTCGTTAGCGTTACGAATCTGAGTCATGCACCATTCCGCTGTCAAATCATCTTCCACCCGGAAACTTCCTTCTGTCTGCTCTTCAAATTCCTTCATCAGTTCGCTCATTTTGTTCTCCTCTCTTGCCACCGGAAAGCAGTTGTGTTATAATGTTGGGGTGAGCTTGGAGTTGGCCCTCCGGTTCATGCCCTTGCCGACCCGGCACGGGCTTTTTATTTTCCCGGGTAAACAGGCCGACAATACCCAATCGTGGGGAAGACGTCCGGAACTTCGCGCCTGCGCAAGCGCCTGCGTATGCGCTCGAGCAGCGTAAGCCTTCTACACAGCTTCTTGGAAGTCATCGGACAGTAGCAGTAGCGGCTCGTCACGCTCTCACCTCCTTCTCGGTACAATCACTCGTTCAGAGATGCTACATTTTTTCAGCATCCTCCGGCGATTCCTTGCAAAAACCATTCTGTTCTCTTCCCACTCTCTGAACGCCCATTCAGGCACAACGAGTGGGTTTTCCATGTGCGGATTACATTGGCGGATGTATTTCCGAGCTGTAGGTAGTGAACAACTGTATCGCTCACTTACATCCTTTACTGTAATTAGCCGTTCCATTTCAGCGCTCCCACATAGTGGTAAACTTGGGTAAAAAAATCCGCACAAAAGATTCGCAATCGTGTATAACCAGCAGCTCGGCCATCTTGTAGATGTCATCTACTGAAGGTTCCTGTACACGGTTAACGATGCGAGAAGCCTTTTTCCTGTCCCAATTCAGCGCACGTGCAAATGCGGCAATAGACCTGTACTTTGCCAATACTGCACCCCTGAGGTCATTCTGCATATGGTGGCCCTCCTTTCTTAAATTGTCCTTCATTGTGGGAACGGGCACATAATACCACAATCCGTTGTGCCTGTCAATACTTTTGTGGGACGCTTGACCCACATTGTTATCATGTGGTATCATATGACCAGAAAGGAGGGCCAGCCAATGTTTACGGGACTACGAGTGTCTGACTTCAAGACTCGGTTTTCAGAATTGTTTGAAGACAGCGAAAAAACAAACATTGATTTAGGAAAAGAACTTCATGTCTCAAATCAAACTGTTAGCGCATGGAAGCACGGTGTCAGATCTCCGAAGCTTCCAACTGTACAAGCTATTGCAGATTATTTCGACGTAAAAGTAGAATGGCTGCTTGGCTTTGATGTAGAGAAGAAGGCAGCAAGAGCAAAAACACCCATAATCGTCCCAAGTTCTGAACAATTCGTGAAACTTGTTCATTATATGTCTACTGCCGATTACGAGATGGTCATGGCTGCATACGACAGAGCATATAAAAAGATGAAGGAGGTAGAAGGAGAGGAGTAGCTATGCCGCGAGGAAGAAGGCCGCACCTGAAACAGCGGAAGGACGGAAGATACCGTCTTCGCTATAAGGGGAAGGATATATATGGTTCATCGGAAGACGAAGCATACGATAACTACGACGAGTACGTTGCATCCTTCGAGTCCGGAAAAATTACACCGACGAGTGTAACTGACTACGCTCTACCATGGCTGAGACGTACATATCCTACTGTGAAAGACTCTACTTATACCGGGCTTGCAATCCATCTACAGCACCTGATAGACGACATAGGAAACAAGCTACTTGTGGAAGTAATTCCTTCCGATATAAAGAGCGTGTACTCGAATCACTACACAGGTCTGTCAAACACGTACATTCTTGCCGCAAAACAGCTCTATTGTTCGCTTTTTGAAGCTGCTGTGGCGGACGGGTTCATCCGTTCCAACCCAGCAAGGGCAGCAAAACCACACAAGGGGAAGAAGCCAGAAGAGAGGATACTGACACCGCAGCAAAGAGAGTGGATAAACACACTGTGCACAGACCACCGTGCACACCCTGCCGTGATGGCGATGCTATATGCAGGAATTAGGCCGCAGGAGATGAAGGCATTCGATATCGACAGGGATGTGGATTTCGAGAACAACATTATCACTGTTCAGGAGACAGCCCACTTAGACGGGCAAAAATACGCATTTTCAGACGATATGAAGACGGATTGGAGTAAGAGACGCATCCCACTCTTTCCACCCCTTAAACAGGCGCTGAAGGGCAAACACGGGCAATTGATAACATCTGCGCACGGCGAGAAGGTCACGATTCAGACTTGGAAGGTCGCATGGAACTCCTACAAGTTTAATATGGAGACAGCCATAAACGGAATACAAAAGCGCTGGTACAGGAAAAGAAAAGACCAGCTCGGTAAGGAGCTGGCTCCATGGATTGATTTCGATGTCGTTCCATACACCCTCCGCCACGCCTTCTGTCAAATGTGCCGTGACGCAGAAGTGGACATAAACACGTGCCGAAAGTGGATGGGCCACGCAGATACAAAGATGATTCTTAAGGTTTACGACGCAGTTTCTGACGACCGGTCAGAGCAAGAGCGAAAGAAGCTCGATTCCCTCTTCGGGGGTCAAAACGGGGGTCAGGGCAAGAACCAGGAGCGTTTACACGTTGAGTTGTAAGTGTTTCACGTGAAACAATCCTTCACTTCATACCCGGAGTGTCATAGGTTCGAGTCCTATTTGAGCCACACCGCAAACCCTTGAAGATTAAAGGCTTCAAGGGTTTTTCTTATTCTGCTGCATAGTGAAAAAACAGAAAAAAAGATTCACTTTTGAGGGTCAACGGGGGTCAAATCAGGGGTCAAATAATTTGGAGGTAGTTTTATGAAAAAAATTATTGATATACATTCGCACATTCTTCCCGGAGTAGATGACGGATGCGGTTCAAAAGAAGAAGCACTCGAGATGATAAAAATTTATGAAGAGCAAAATGTTGAAGCCGTAATCTGTACACCTCACTTCGGCCCATGCGGAATTACAGGAGCTGATGTAGAAGCTGCTTTTAATTGGCTGACGTCTACAGGAAGCAATGTAAAACTGTATTTGGGAAACGAGATTCTATTCACACTAAATACAATGTTCGCCGTAAAGTTCGGTCTGGCGAGGAGGATGAATAACTCAAGATATATACTTGTTGAGTTCGATGATTGGCTCTATCACTCGAGTGCAGGCGAGATTGTGGCAGGCTTGAAGATTCTGTCGAAGTCCAAGTACGAAATAATTCTTGCGCACCCGGAACGGTACACAAGCCTACAAAACAATCTGGATTATTATGACATGATTACAAAGCTCGGTGTAAAACTTCAGGTGAATGCCTACGACATTGTGAAGAACAAGAACCAGCAGACGGTCATAGCATCACGGTATATCCTGAACAATAAGCTGGCTTCGTTTATCGGAAGCGATGCACACGGAGCTGAAAGAAGAAGGCCGGAACTGAAAGATGGTGTGAAGTGGATTTATGACCACTGCCCGGAAGACTACGCCGATGCGGTCGTGCACGATAACGCCAAAAAAATAATTGGAGGGGCATAACGCCCCTCCGTTTTACTTTTTGATTGGGATTCCGTTGTCTCTCGCATAGGCTTCCTTCATCTTCTTGTTCGCACTTGCCGCTGCGGCCTGTAGTAAGTCGTACCTGTCCTCGTTAGAGAGAGTCTCCCACTTCAGGCCCCTCTCACTTGTGAGAATGTACCTTTCGTACTCTGCTTTGTAAATTTCAGTGTACATGGGCCACGCTTCTTCGGATATGGTGTACTCTTTCTTCTCGCCGTTGGTAAGTGTGAGTTTGAACGTCTGAGAAGGATGCGGAAGCGCTGCTGTCTTGCCGCCGCCAAGGTCGGTTCCTTCAGGCCCATTGTACACACTCATGGCACGCTGCATATAAACGCTGTTTTCGTCGCCTACATCCTTCAGGAACGTTTCAGGCATCTTCTCGTCAGGAGTCTTGATGTGAACTGTTCCGCCGGGAGTAAAGCCTTTCTGAATAGCTCCGAACACACGGTCTGTGAGCGTCTCGCCTTGAATGTACTTCTTGTAGTACGCCTGCATTTCCTCGTTCGCTGCTTCTACACGTTTGAGCATATCAAGCTTCAAAGCACGAGTCTGGTCGTACTTCTCGGCATCAGAGAGCGAAGTGTTCGCATTGATGTCGTCGATTGCTTTGTATGTATCGTTTATGAGCTTGTTCGCTTCATAAACAATCCCACCACTCGCAAGCATTGCGCTTGCTTCCTCATAGGCAGCGTCGATTTCTTCCTGAGTCAGGCTGCGGAGAAGCATATTCTCGGTTCTACCAGCCTTTGCAATGTCAACCACTGTACTTAAGATTTTCTTCTTTTCTCTGAACTCTCTTGACACATCGTTGCTGGACATCGGGTCAGAAGTCCACTTTTTCACAACGGTGTTCATAAGAGAATCAAATCCGCCGATGCTTCCGTCCTTCTCTATTGATAGGGCCGGGATAGCCATAGCACCGATGAAGCCTGTGTACTGAGATGCAAGATACTCAAGTACTTCAGGGCTTGTGTTAAGCCATCTACCCAATGTCTTGAAGAACTCAGGAGTATCCTCGTTATACTGACTCGACTTGTCTGCCCAATCGACCTGAGAGGTACGAACGATATTGGAACCGTACCATGTTTTGTTGTGAGAAACATCCAAGAACGGCTGTAAAATCGTTCCGCCAAGAGGATTCAGGTTGTCGAGGATAACGTCTGCTGTCGCCGCAAGGCTTATAGCCATTTCGTCTGTCGAGCCGTTTGCCATTGCGTTTGTAACAAGGCTGTGAACAGCATACGAAAGAGGGTCTTGTGCAAGAGGTATACGGATGTACGGAGGTTGTCCTTCCATGCCCTTAAGGGGATTCGGAAGGATAAGATGATTAGCCTTAACGCCGTCAGAAAGCATCATGAACTCTTCTTTGTCGTCGTCGTCTCCGCTTCTCAGGACAAGGCCGACGGCAAGCGCACTCGCAAGAGCCTGATTTACAATGGTCTTTGTAACCCTTGTTCCAAGCCTGTCACGTTCTGCTTCTGTCAATGTGCGTCCTGTTCTGTAAGCACCCTGAAGGGAAGCGTTAAAGAATGGGATGAGCTTCTTCATGACGTAGGCGGTCTCATCATTACCTGTACGGCTGAAGTCAACAGTGACATCCTGTGCTTTCTGGAAGGCTTCCATACGCCCTTCCGCTGTGGACTTGTCGTTCTTGCCGTACTTGTATTCGGCGAACCGGCTGGCCTGTTCAATGATTTCATTCAGACGGGCCATTGTTACGGTGTTCCACACCTTCTTGCCAAGCCATTTCGCAGTTTTGCCAAGGCTCGACTTGTCATCGCCGAACATCTCGGTCGTAATCTGCTTCATGTTCTTGGAATTGTTCTGGTCGATGTACGTCCACCCTCCGCCGCCAAGTGCCTGATACTCTTTGTATGCATCAGAGTTTGTTGCGACTTCAGCAAGAGACATGAGCCACTTTGGAAGGCCCGTTCCGTAGTTCGACGCCCAGCTACCGTAGTTCACAGAGTTCTGATAGTCACGAACAGCGTTACGAGCTGCGAACAGGGGGTTACTGCCGGTCGTGAGCATACTCATCATACGGGTAAACTTTCCAATCGGCTGCATCAGGCGAATGCCCGTGCTGCCTTCAGCGCCTGTAAGAAGCTTGTACAATTGCGGATTATCAATCTCGTACTGCACCTGTGTGCCATCTTCTCTGTGAACAGTGAGGAGGTTACGGCCTTCACTTGCTTTGGCAGGAAGGTGATGCTTTGCAACTTCGAGGACTTGCTGCATGAGGTCTTCAGGAATGGAGCCCTCAAGGATATCCGTAAGCTGTGTCTTCAGGTCACCGGACGGGTCAAGCGCTGCCGCTTCTTCTCCCGGGATTTGCCTGCCGAAGATACCCATGCCGCCGTTTTCCTGATAGTACTCATCGAACTTCTGCGCAATCTGGTTCGTGGCGACCATGTTCGTGATTTGGTCTACCATTCCGATGAAGGAATACATCGGACTATAGATGTCTTCAGAACCGCCAACTGCCGCCTTGAGCGTGTACTTCTTCTTGCTCTTGCCGAAGCCGTAGGCCTGACCATCTGATTTATTGCCACGAACACGGAACGTTGGAACATAGTGCGGATAAATCTTATTGAGCGTATCAAGGAAATCCTGCGTCCAATAGCCGGTGTCTACCATCCATGCCTGAAGGAAATCAGTTCTGAAGTCCTGCCATGCTTTTTCTGCTGCTTTGATTTCAGGATGTTCATGCTCAATCCTGTCAATCTCAGCTTGGCGTTCGTCAGCGTCCATTCCCCAGAAAACAGGCTTGTTTTGCTTTTCTCTGTCGATGGAGTGAAGCAGAAGTGCATACCGTTCGAGAAGGTGAACGTTCGATTCTGTTCCCTTGAATCCGACATTAGAGAGCCGGAGACCAAGGCCATCACCAATAATAGTTCCATCAGCGTCTGTAAGTGACTCGGTCAGGTTAACAAGCGCACGTTTCTGAGCGTGGTTCGCAAACAGGCTCTGGAGACGAAGCTTACCACGCACTCCGCTGTTTTCTTCCACAAAGGCATCGACGTCGTCTGCGATTGCAGTTCTGTCAACGTTACGTGAGATGAAGTCCTTAAGCTGCTGTGCAAAAGGAATCTTGTCCTTCTCGTGCTCGTACCGGATGACAGCCTGCGTCCTTTCATCGAGAGAAGCATTGATGTACTGCTGTAGGTCTGCACGGGCGGCAGCAACTTCTTTCGCCATCTTTGGGTCTTTGTTGAGCTGGCGCTCGAACATATCGACGAAATCGTCTCCGGCGAAAGCCCTCGCACGCTCGTCGCTTTCCATATAGCGCCACATGAACTCAGCAAAGGCTTCTCCTTGGAGTTCGTCCGCAGAGTAAGAGCTTGCGAAAGAAGGTTCTTCGGCAAGGAGGTTCGCTACCATCTGGCTTGTGCCGGTAAGGCCAAGCTTCTGTGCGATTCCATGGCCTACCTCGTGAATTGTTTTCGTGTAATCGCCAATGTAACGATCCTTGACGGCAACGAGTTCGCCATGCTTGCTCCAATACGCACGAACAGACTTCGGAAGGTTGCCGAAGTTATTAGACCCCATATATTCACCAAAGCCAAGACCTTTGATAAGTGTCTTGGCTATTTGCTGTGGGCTCTTAAGTTTTTTCTTTACCTTCTTTGCCTGTTTCTTCGTGGGTGTTTCGGACTTTGTATCGACGGAAAGTGCGCTTACATCTGCATTTCCTTCTTGTACTTTGCCCATTCCTCCCTCGATATTGTCGGTTCCTCGTCCGCTATCGACTTGGATAGTTCCTCCATTCTTTCCGCCAAAAGCTCCGGACTTAATCCCGACTTCTGACTCGTCTGAGTATTCGAGTGCAACGGGCTGTTGCCCTCTTTGTACGTCGTTGTTCCATACTGCGTAGCCATCGACTTGACCCTCCTTTACGATTCTGTCAAATGTGTCGTTAATCTTCTGCGGAGAAAGCCCGGTGCTGTCTGTTCCGGTGATGTACGCCACATCGAGAAGGCGATTTGTTTCCATCATCCGGTTAAGTGTTCTGCCGACAGCCTTGCTCCAAGGGAGCTGTACGTTGTGCAAGTGCACCTCGTACCCGGCATCCTTGAACGCTTTGATTTGACGCATCACACTGTTATAAGAGTGACCTACGACAGGGAGTACAACGTTGTCTCCGTTGTCCATCATCATGTGCATTGCTTGGTCAGTGATGAATCTGCTCTCGTTGTGGAGAGGGCTGCTGTTAGCTCCTTTGTTGTAATTCCTGTGGAACTTCTTAGCATCGTCACTGTCAAGCATCCGGCTCTTGTGTTCCGCACTGAGCGCATCAGCAAGAGTGCTCTTTCCGCTTGCCGGGAGCCCTACGATAACATCAAGACGTTTTCCCTGTTCGACATCTCCATTATACTCCACATCGCCATCTTCGTCAAAAACAGCGGAGCCACGCTCTTTTGCCATCTTGTCACGGATGCGGTGCTGTTCTTTTACTTCGTCCTCTGTAAACAGGGACTCGATTGCTTTGATATAGCTTCCGCCATCCATGAGAATCTTGATTGTTGCTTCAGGAACACCTGCCTGACGCAGGGCTTCTTCATTGCCATCGAAACTACGAATAGCGTTCTGGAGTATGTACGGGAGTGTTGCCTTCTGCTGGGTCTGCTGCTTAATAAGCGCACTGACCTCAGGGATTGAAAGAATCTCGTCACGGAGGGCCTGCCGTTCTTGCGGTGTCATGTCTTCAAGGGAGATATTATTCAGTTTGTTTACCATATCAGTAAGCTGTTTGCTCGTATCCACCTTGTTAGCCATAATGTCATCATCCGTCGTGCTGAATTTGCCGGAATTGTATACGCTCTTTACCTGATTCGGCTGGCTTACGACGATTTCCACTCCATACGCTCCTCCGCCGCCGGCTGGGTTATCCTGCACCTCGTCGAAGATGACAGCGTCATAGCCGTGCTCAAACGCCCATTTAGCCCACCAGCGTGTCCTGTGTGTGCCAGCTTCATTAGCGCCGTCAGGAGCCGTAACATCGGCATATACTTGCGAATAATTGGTATGTATGCCGCTGATAACGAGGGGATTCTCGGTTGTCAGGTAAACAGCATGGATACCTTTGGAATGGAGACCTCCACCATATGTCATTCTGAACTTGTTCAACTCATTTTCTGCAAACCACGTGCTACCGAGCTCTCCATAGTCAACAGGAACGCCGGTTCCTTTTACAACCTGATATCCCATCTTAGCTCCGTTATTTGGGTTCGGAGCTTCGACAAGGTCATATCCAATATCCTGCATGGCCGCTTTTGCGGTTTCCCAATTCTTGATGTAGCGAAGATGAGAAATCTTTGTAGTTCCTGCGTACTTGGCAGCAGTTTCCTTTACAGAAAAGAAGAAGTTTATGCTGACCTTTTTGCCGTCTGTCGTTATGAAAGGCTTGCTTTGCATAACGTTGTACAGCGTATGACCGAAATTCCCGTACCCTCTGAAGTAAACCTTCGGAGAACCGTCATCATTAACGAGATACGGTTTCGCATTGTCCGGGATTTCGTCAGACTTGAACCACTTCTTGAAGCTCTTTGTCTTGGGATTTGTCTTTTTGGTCGTGCTCTGGACTTTCCCGTGATACTTCGGGTCTTGCCAATTCTTCAGAGCTTCACCGGTAACCGGATTTGTTTTCCCTTCAGACGTTGAGTTTTGATTGGCAATTGCAGCAATAGCATTTTGGTCAAATAATGACTTAAGATTATCGAGGTCTGCTTCCGAAACGGTATGCCCTGCGTTCGCTTCGAACGCTCCAGACTCAATTTCAGGAATAACAACGTTTGCCATCCACTCGGCAAGTTCAGGATTGTCTGTGAACAGTTTTTCTCCAGACCCCGTAAGGGTGCTAATTGTACGACTATGTTCAATTCCGTTTTGGTCAACAAACATAATACGAGGTTTTTTTGTTAAAGAGCCTACTGTAAAACCCAAAACCTTCCAAGGAGTACCAGAATAATCGTATGTAATGTCAGTGCCATTCGGAACCTTTAGGTAGCGCTTTCCGGTATCCGCCATGGTGCCATATTCTGGCTTTGCCTGTTCAGTTTGAGCAACCTCGTTTTCGTTTTCGATGACTTCTTCAAGCGTAGGCCCGGGGGTCTGCTCCTCTTCGGTTCCTGTATCTTCTTCATCAAGAACCTCTGCTCCTTCAATAGTGAAGTCCGGGTCTATGTCTTCTTCGTTATTCCCTATATCGAGCGTAGGAAGAGTTCCGTCATTGGCCTTATTGAACATTTCGAACAGAGCTTGGTTTCCATTTTGGCCTGTAAATTCATCAGGTCTCATCTGGATTTCATCTGAACTATATTCAGTACCGTTTGCATCTACAACGACAGGGTCTCCAAGATTATCTTCTCCAGCAAACCCGATAAGGTCTACGACTTCGCCCGTCTCCAAAACTTCTGCTTTCAGGCTATGCGACATCCAAGCAGCAGGCTTTACAGGAGTGTCTCCGTTATGCCAATGCGAAAGAGCTTCATCGAAAACAGGAAGGTCTGCATCTGACCAAGCGTCGAGTTCTGAGTCAGATATGTAGCCGATTGGCGTTGAGTATATCGTAACGCCGTTCTCTATTCCAAAGATACCTGTAAGCTGAACGCTGCCGGTTCCGTCAATCTTATTGACAGTGACGGCATGGGGGAAGGCGACCTTTGGATGGTACGTTTGCACAGCCAAATTGAAATCCTCTTCCGCCTTCTGAGCTTCTTGGGCATTCTTTTCTGCGACTTGCTGCGCTACGGATTCGTTGGCCTGTGTACGGGCTTCAGCCATGATATTGTCCTGAGTGTTGGCGAGTTCCTCCTCCGCCTGCTTCTCCTGCTGCTGTGCGGTCTCAAGGTTTTCGCCCTTCTGCTGCTGATTAGCGACGGCTCCGGCAAGCTCGTTCGTCGTCTGTTGGACAGGGCCGTTACCTTCCTTTGTTGGCGTTAATACTTGCTGTGCGACAGCGCTTGCCATGTTGCCCGTGGCAGACTCGACCTTTGCGTCGGCCTTCTTCTTCTCTTCCTCACGTGTGGCTACGTTCACTTTTGCAGACTCTACAGCCTTTTTAGCGGCATCAAGCGTGTCTGCCTGTGTTGCTGCATTCCGAACTGTTTCAGTTGCAATCCTGTGGTTGGCAACAGACTTTGCGAAAGAAGTTGAGATGTCAAACGATTTTTCTCCGGTAATGTCCGTATGTGCGGAAGCAAGAAGGTCATCTACATCGAACGATGTAATCTCTCCGCCTTTTTTGACGGTATCACATATCCGCTGAAGAGCATTGTTCGCTGCACCTTCCGTAAGGGAAGCGATAGTTACAGCCGTCTTTACATTTGCGCTCTTGTTGCCAGCCACTGCAATAAGTGTCTTCATCGTGCGCAGAGCATTCAGGCCACTGCCTTTGTTCAGGTTCTGGACGAATGCGTCAGCAGCAGCACGGGGCGTGTCGAAATCATTGAGTGTATTCTTAACGCCAATCGATGCTGCATAGTTCGTGTCAGCATCTACACCGGCCCTTGTACGGAGCACAGACTCGATGAATGCTGGGCTGTTCTTTCCGCTTTTATTCAATTCGGCTTTACTCAGCTTTGCGTAATCGCTCTCGTTGACTCGCCTGACGAAATCATTAACACTTGCATCCCTGAAGCTACCACCGAGGAAAGCGCCGGTGGAACTGCCCATAGAACTGACAAAACCGGATGCAGCGGCAATGGCGATATTCTTGACCATCTGCTGGTTTGCGATTTCTTCAGCCTTGCTTCTCGGAATGTTCGCAGCCACGAGAGATTCAACCATCTGATTATATGTGGAGAGTTCTCCCATGATGACTTGCTCGGCAGAATCCTCCCACCATTGGTTGAAACCTTCGCCGACAGCTTCTTCAAAGCCGTTCCTAAACAGGGTAATGAAGAAACCTTCCACTTCTTCTGAAGCGCCACGGGCCCACATATCCTGAATGTTGCCTACAGTAATGGCTTCAGAAATCGATTCTGCCCAGAACGTAGCGGCATACATCTTCTTTGCCTGCGTCGGGTCAGCGCCGTCAGTGATTGCCTGTCTGTACGCATTGTCGGCAGCGGCGAGGGCCATGGGGATAGCGTGTGCCCAATCCTCAAGGGCCTTTGCTCCGAACTCTACGACCTTTCCGAACGCTCCGCTTTCCGCTTTCTGGATGAAATTATAAAGCTTTTCGACAGCAGGAACTGCTTCTCCAAGAAGGTTCAAAGCTCCGCCTGTGATGAGCATATTAAGCGTGCTATCTCCGGCGCTTGTGATAGCGTTAACGAAGAACTTGAGTGCTTCAGCGTTCTTTCCGGTATTCTTGTCGATATACTTTTCGACACCGGCCCGGATGGCTTCTACTTCATTCGCTATAGAGAATCCGGCACCTTTGGGGTCATAGTTTCGAACACCACGAATGTCATATTCCTTCATCTTCGCCCAGCTTTGGAAATTGCCGAGCGCATTCTCGCCGAAGGAAAGAAGCCAATTGCCGAAGGTGTAGCCGGAGCCTTTTGCCATTTGTTCAATCGTGTTTGCAGACTTCTCCGCTTCAACACGATGAGGAAGCATACCGTTGACAGGGTTCATGATGTCCTTCAGATAGTCGTTTGCAGCGTTCTCTCCTGATTCTTTAAGGAGATAGAAGTACAAATCCTTCTCCGTAGGAGTCATGCTTGCTACGCAAGCCTTTATTCTCTGAAAGGCAGGCCCAGCGCTTTCTATCGCATCAGAAAAGCTTTCGATGAAACCAGAATCGCTCCATTTGACTTCCCCTGTGAGCAGAGCATTTACAGCGGACTTTGTAAAATCACTCATCGTGTCGGTCGAGAGTTTCTTACCGGCTTCAGCCTGTTCGCTGAAGTCATCCACTGTCGTCAGCAGGAACCTTGCAGCTTCATTGTATTCTTTCTGAAGCACATCGATTTTCTGTTGGACGTTTCTGACATCCTCTTCAGACGCTTCGATTCCAAGCCCTTGGTAATTATCCAGAAGCTCCTGAAGCTCTGTGAGCATCTTCTTGTGCCCGATAACCTGACCGGCTGCGTAAGAAGAAAGCGCTTCTGTGCTGGCACCCTGCTGCACTGCTCTGTCGTAGAATGTATAGGAGTCAAACGGGTAGGCAGTCCATGTTTTGGCTGCCGTGTTCCAGTTCTCTAAGCCACTGAGAAGCCGGTCGCTGACGGAATCACCATACAGTTCCTTGGCAGCTTTATAGTCATTGCGGACGCTGTCACGAGTCCTGATAGCTTCGTCGTAATCCGCCTGCCCGTCCTCGATGGTCTGTTCAAGGTCGGAGATTCTTTCTTCAAGGAGCTCCTGCGTATCGTACAGGTCATACAAGTGTTCTTCTTCTGCGGCGGTGAGCTTGTCAAGTACGCTCGAAGTGTTCCCGTAGCCACCGTTTACAGCAGCGTCTGTAATCCGCTTCAGTTCTGGCACCTTCTCGAGAACCTCGTCTACATCTGTGCTCACATTGAGAAGGTTGTCGCCGTTGCCGAACATTCGGTTGCCTGCACCGGACTTGTACGTGTAGACGTAGTTGTATCCTTTGTACTGCTTATTGGGGTCGTCGCTCAGAATGTCCTGCTTGGCTTCTTCCCAGCCGTCACTCTGAACAAGGTCATCGACCCACGCAGCGTCCCATTCGTTGAGGTCGCCGGTAGCTCTCTGCCGTGCTTCAAGACTCGTGACTTCGAGGTTGACTTTGTGCAGCTCGTTCTGGTACTTTTCAAGGTCGCTCTTGCAATCCTCAAAATCATCGATGACACGAAGCGCTGGGAGATAGGAGCCTACTGCCTTGTCACGGAGGTCGTTCTTTACGGACTTCAGCGCATCCTGTTCACTTACATTGTACCCTGTAAGTGTCAGAACAGAGGAGTCACGGGTAACACCGCAGCCACTTATGAATGCGTTCTTTTCCTCAGGCGTGCCCTTTTCGAAGATGGTTGACGCAATCCTTGTAAAGGACTTCCACTCTTCTTCCTCCATAAGACTTAGCTTATCATCGGTGAGCATATCTTCGATATTCGGAATATATAAATGGCCATAAGCTCCCGGTTTTGTTTCTGGCTCGGCAGCTTCAACCACAGGCGGCTTTATAGCACCCGGCTCTACGCCAACAGTATTACCAGCGATATCTGTCATGACATCGGATGCTGCGACAGAAAGCAAATCCTTTCCCTTTTCTGCGCAGCGATTCCGGATGTCCTGTTCGACGTCCTCCCACTTGTAGTCAATGGCGCTTGTCGTTGGGATGAGGTTCGTAGAACGAAGCGTCTCATCGAGTTTGAACAGGCCGTTATAGTCCGAGTTAGCCTTAATGGCATTTATGATGTCGTCAGGGTCGTCATACCACTTTAAGAGAGTTTCAATCTCTTCGTCCATCTTTTCCTTGGACTTTTTCAGCGCTTCCGTCTTGTCGAAAGCATCTTCTGCGTTCGAGTACATCTTCCAGCCGACAGTGTCATCAGGAGCAAGGCTTGCGCGAATTTTATCGAGAGTCTTTCTGTCAAACCCGGGCACGTCAAAGTAAGCGCATTCTTCGTCCATTGTGCTTCCGACGGAGTATGCGCTATAGGTAAGCTTGTTGTTCTTGTTCAGTTTCGCACTGATTGCAGGGTCTTCATGCCACACGTTGCCAACACCGAGGTAGCTATTCGCCATGTCAGTGTAGATGTCACCTGTGCCGCCGTTGTTCCTTGCGGCCCAGATAACGCCACGCAGAGCATCCTGCGAATAATCGATTGGGCGATTCAGCTCAGTAGGAGAATAGACTTTGTCCTTGTCCATTTTGACGAGCATATCGTACTTCGACCAATTGATTTTGCTGATAATTTCGTCATCTGAATAGTTCCTGTCAGCTCTCTGCGTCCAATAGGTAATGTCCTTTTTGAGCGCTTCCCACTGCTGCTCTGCCTTCTGCGTATCGGCTTCGCTCTTCTGGTACTGATAGAGTTCATACGCAACCTTCTGAGCTTCTGTAGCCTTTGCACCGGGCTTGCTCGGAGTGTTTGTCGTTCCATTGTAAAGAAGGTTGCTTGCAATCCAACCTTCGTTTGCATCAAACCACTCTTTGGTCAGATTGTTCGTGTCGAATCCGTATCCTTGAAGGTTGGCGACAGCGCTGTTCGTCGGCTGCGTGTAGGGGTTGTAATAAGCAGTGCCTGGCTTCGTCTGGAGGTATTGGAAAGCCCTGATTTTCTTCTGAGCCTTGGCAGGGTCGGTCTCACTCAGGCTGGCAATGCTTGCAAGAGCACGGCCCGTAGTCCATGTCTCCTGCTGCTGCGGCTGCATACTCCTGATATTCTGCTGGTAAGCAAACGAAGCGCTGTTATTCTTTGTGACATTGGGTGCAATTCTGTCTTTTGTGTAAGCCTTAATCGTGTTGAAAAGGGTCTTGTTTGACATACACAACACTCCTTATTTCTTCTTCTTTAGCTTAGATACGGTTTCCAGCAGATTTTCTGCGGCTGCGCTTTGAATCGTATTGTATGAAGGAGCAGATTCTGTCGATGTCTTCAGGCGATTGTTTGTCTTGATGGTGTTCAGCATGGTCAGCCCTGCAACCTCTGTTGCGCTTGGCTTATCATACTTATGAGCCCATGAGTTTGCAGGAGGAGTATCTTCATCTTCGACAACATCTTTATAGTATTCATCCGGGTCTGTGATACCTTTTGATAATGCGTCCTTATAGTCGTCCTCGTTGTCGAACCCAAGCCTTTGCCACTCAGGTGTTTCATCGCCCGGATTATCGTTCGGGTTGTACCCACCCGTCCCAGAAATGGCAGTGACATCCTGTTTCATGGCTTCGTAGTCTTCCCGGCTCAATCCGGCCTTCTCGAGCAGTTCGTCGCTCACGTCACTGCCGTGCTCAAGAGCATAGGTGACGTAGTTGTAGTTAATTTTCTGCTCATCGGACATCTTGTTGTAGTCGAACTCCTTGTTCCACTCAGCAACCTGTTCCTCGAACTGTTTCTCAGTGAACGCCTGCTGCCACGCAGTGTCAGCCCTTTCGGCTTCAAACTGCTTCTCGCTAAACTCCTGCTGCCACTTTGCGGCTTCCTGCTGGGCTTCGAACTGTTTCTCATTGAACGCCTGCTGCCATGCGGTGTCTGAACGATTCGCATTGTATTCCTGTAGCCACTGTTCGTCTGCGGCGGTAGCACGCTCCCTGTTGTATTTCAGGGATTCGTCATACTGCCGTTTGGTCTCTGCGAACTGTTCGTTGAACTGCCGGAGGTTTTCGTCGTAAGTCTTCTGCCACTGCTCATCAGAGACAGCGGCACGGTCTTTGTTATAGGCCAAGTTCTCGTTAAACTGCCGCTGGTTTTCAGCCATGGATGCATTGTACTGACGCAGGTTCTCAGCGAACTGCTCATCGAACTGCCGCTTATTCTCGTCATAGCTGCTCTTCCACTGTTCATCTGCGACAGCGGCACGTTCCCTGTTGTATGCCATTGACTCATTGTACTGCCGCTGGCTTTCTGCCAACTGTTCATTGTGCTGGCGCTGGTTTTCAGCTAACTGTTCATTGAACTGACGTGTACCTTCTTCATAGCTCTTTTGCCACTGCTCATCAGAAGCAGCAGCACGTTCTTTATTGTAGGCCATGTTTTCATTGAACTGCCGCTGCTGTTCGTCGTACTGCTTTTGCCATTGCGTATCTGCGACAGTGTCACGTTCCTTCTGATAACCAAATTGCTGGTTCCACTGTTCATCTGCGGCGGCAGCACGTTCTTTGTTGTAGGCAAGGGATTCATTGTACTGACGCTGGCTTTCAGCGAACTGACGCTCCCATTGGTCGGCGGCACGTTCCTTGTCCTCTGCTTCTCCAAGACGGTTTTCGTAGTCGGCAATAAGCTGGCTTTCGTTATCGTCAAGAGCTTCGTTCTTCTGGCTAAGGAGTCCGGAAAGAGTGGAAGCGCCATAGGAAGAACGCTGCATACCTCTTTTCAGGAGATTCCTGTCCTGCTGGGATATGGCCTGATTGTAATTCTTCTCAATCTTTTCGCCCTTCTTCCCATAGGAATAACTCAGTGAATCATACAGCCGGTCTTTTGCAGACAGCTCGTCTACATCTTTCTTCGTCTTTGCGGTTGTCTTTGCCATTGCCACCACTCCTTTTTGCATAATAAAAGCCCGGGACTTTCGTCTCGGGCAGGGGTTTCCGGTTTCAGTATCTGCGGTAGGCGTAGCCACGCCCACGATACTCTGGAGTTCCTTTCATAGCTTCATACGTCGCAAGGCTCTTCAGCGCATGAGCGATTGTATCGATGTGCGCTAAATCCTGCGGTGTCATTGAGCTCTTGGGGTCTAAATACTTTTCCTCAATCATCTCCATCTCACGATGGAGCACTTCACAGATTCCGTCAAACATCAGCCTGCCCCCTTACGCTGCCGGGGTCAGAGCCGCAATAATCTGCTGCGTCTGGGCCGTCTGGCTTGCTGCAAGGTTCGCCCCGCCTGCGCACTGCGGTTCGTAGCTTGACATATCATGGAGACAAACGTTATAATCTGTTTGCAAACATATCAGTCCGTCCCCATGACGGCTGGTGAACCGGGAGCTGGTCACTCCCGGTTTTTATTTGCCCATCCTCTGAATCATGGGCATGACCCTTTGCAGAATGGGGTTCGGTATCTGACCTGTCATAATCAGATGCTGAACCATAGCCTTTGGGTCGTTATAGAGGTTCTCTGGCAACTGATACCCGGACTTTTTAGCAAACGTTCCGGGGTCATTCTGCAACTGCCGAATCATTTCGTTGAAATCCATCTGCATCACCTCGATATAAGGGTAGCAGAATGGAGGGCCATCTACGAGACCGTAAATGGCCCTATTTTAGCTCTTATCTGGTTCAGAGGGTAAATACCTATACACGAACGAGCAACGGTTAATAGCCCTCTTTACGGTCGAAACAGACACATCGCATTCTTCGGCCAGCCGTTCCTTTGACCCGGGGTAGTCAGTGAGGTAGGCATCCATAATCCTAATGATTGTCAGGATGAAAGTAGCGCACACAGTTACGAGTGCAATCAGCATTCTTCTGTTAGAGAAGTTCATATGGAGAATTGCCTTGTCGATATACTCGCAATTCTTATCGTTCATTATTCTTCCTCCAATTCGGGAGCCTTGACTTCAGGAAGTCCTGCAAGTGCCAGAAGAATCGCCATCACGAATCCCATGGCACCGGCGCTCAGAGCAGCCAGCCAATTTACATCGCCAATCAGGAGTTTACCTGTGCCGATGTAAGCCAGAGCAGCTTCTGCAAAAGTGCGAACGCCACGGATAACCGCAGCGATTGCCCACTTCTTCCAATCGTACTTCATACTCATTCCTCCTTTACCATACTCGAACCTGAATACTGCTGCACAAGAGCTTCCGCCTTGTAATACGTCAAGTGCGGAATCGTCACTGTGTACAGGCTTCCATCAGGTTTTGTCGCCAGAAGAGCGTCCCACGTAAGAGGGCCAACCACCCCGTCCTGACCGAGTCCGTGGTCACGCTGGAAAGCAATAACAGCTTCTTTCGTTTTGGTACCGAACTTGCCGTCTGCACCAGACGAGCCGATATCATATCCGAGTGATTCAAGAATCTCTTGGCAGTATTTGACCTCTTCGCCCTTCGACCCTTTACGAATTGTAGGCATCCACACGGGTACTCCACCTTCCATTCCTTTGGGAACCGCATAATGAGTCCAACTGTTTCTATTTAGTTTTTCTTTTTTGACCTCCCCGGAGCAATGAATGACCCATCCGTTACCAACATAGATTCCGGTATGGTTCATCTTCGTGCCTACCTTTTTGAACAGGCAGCACACTTGTTCAGGTAGGTTTTTGATTTCACCCTTGGAAGACCAATTCTTGTCCTCGTTATATTGGCTTGTCGCTCCTGCCCCTTGGATACTTACGCCGACCCTTCCAAATATCCACCTTACGAACCCACGACAATCAAAAGCAAGGACAGTTCCACCCGGGTACCATTCGCATCCTGCGCATCCACTCTTTGAACCGTTGCAGACCTGACAGCGTTTGATAATCACTGCTGATTCTGCTTCAGGACAAGTGCTCCTGTTGGCATACGACCTCCGTGTGGAAGGCGTACACTGCTGTCCGTAAGCGCCCCAGATATAGGGCCAGCCAAGACAGGCTTCTGCCGCCTTTACGACAATTTCCTCCTTGGAAAGGCCCATCTCTTTCCAATTGTTAATGGCTTTGACGACTTCAGAATACTTATTCATTTCTATGCTCCTGCCCATAGGCAAGTCCAACGAGAAAACCGACAAATGCTGAGAGAATCATTACAGCAGTAACAACCATCCACATCATTTGTTTCCCCCTATCATACCCATCTTGGTTTCGAGTGCTATCAAACGACGGTCGAAGTTATTGTGCTTTTCTACCTTGTCGCCTAAACCTTTAATGCTCGTCTCTACCTGACCCATTCGATAATCAATCAGGCGATTCTGTTGCTTAATGGTCAGGACAGTGCCGAGCAGCGGCCCAAGCGCTGCGATAAGCGCCACGATGATTGTTGCCCAATCCATGCTCAATCACTCTCCTTAGGTTGATGCGGCAGGCGGTGTATACTCTGTCGCAGATAATTCGCCGGAGTCGTTTACAGTGATGTCGAAAATCTTCTGGGAGGAGGCTGTACTCGAATGAATGCGCAGTGTCTTTGCGTCAGGATAAACAAGATCAAGTTCACCACCAACCCCTTCGATAAGGTCTTTCAGTGCCTTGCCCTGCCGTGCGTCGAGCACCTTGCCGCTGGCTGTCGTGGTCAGGTTGTTTGCGACCTTACCTGTCAGAGCACCGGATTGCGCAACAAGGATTGCGTCGAAGATAAGGTTTGCTGCGTCAGCAAGGGATTGTGGAAGCCTGTCCCAATACAGGGAGTCCGTTGGGTTCGTCCCTGCCGAAGCTGGCTTCATCAGGACATAAACAACGCCGGAACTTCGCACAACATCGCCGACAGAGTATGATGTCAGACCGGAGTATTCGCCTACAAGTTTCATAAAAACCACCTCTTTCTAAATATGCAAAAAGCCGCCGAAGCGGCTTAATGCTAATTCCCCATTTCTCAATATGTGAAATCGAAATCGTCAAGGTCATACTTTCTGATATTCACAACAGGTTGTGTCCAAATCTTATACCCTGAACTCAATGTGACCACTGCTCGTACATACTTTTCACTTCCTGTGATATTGTATGTGGCATTTGTTCCCGTAACTGTCTTCACTACTGTTCCTCCTTCTTTCATGAAGACAGTTACTGCGCTTGAGTCATTTGTGCTGACTCTGTATGTGTTCCCATTGAGTTCTATTGCTGAAAGTGTCGCACTGATATGAGAACACGAGTAGAAACACCCTGTACAAAGGGCTTTCCAGATAGATTCCGGAGTCTGTTCGTGTGCGAACACCTTTACGCAACCCTTTGAGAAGTATCCGACATCCCCATCGTCTCTTGCGTGTTCGTCATTTACAGCAGTTCCCCACACAACGCAATCATTGTCCAGCATTATTTCCCAAGCATAGTCTGTGCTTTTGCCGGTAGGGTACTGTTCCTGACCCAATATATCGTTAAGGCCGTCATACACTTCGCAGAATCGGATTTTATCTTTTATCAATTCTACTTTTTCCGGCTCTTGATATAGGTTCGTCCATGCAGGATGCGCAAGGTCGCAAGCGCAGTTGTCAGCCTTAATGATATTAGCAACATCCTGCGGATGTGTTCCTTTGGGGATAACTGAAGAAGTATACAACCTCGTGCTATTGTATATACACATATGCTCGCCTGATTGACCATTGGCCGGATTGATGGCGGCTTCCTGGCTGTCGCAAAGCCATATAAGTCCATGAGTATTGCTTGGCTTTGTCGTAATCTCGCCGTTGAACATATAGTCTGTTATTGTGATGAAATGATATCCGAGAGAAGCATGAACCCTACAGGTTTCTTCTACAGACCCTGCATAATACATCATCTCGCCATTAAGAAGCTCTTTTGCATGGCAATGGAGCTGGCCAACAAGAAGGTGCTGGCCTTTATTCTCATACGGATTGTAGCATCTATTGAGACGGCTTCCTGTGTGCATTGTGTGGTTCGGTTTTAATGTTTCTCCAGACTTTTCGTTGGTTTTTACATTAAGAAACTTGTCGTTTATATGAAGACCTTCGCCACGTGTTGCAAGAACATTGTGAATTGTGCCCGTAACCCATGTTCCGGTCGGAAGGTTTTGATATGTCACCTCTTGAACTAAATGAACTGTAGCAACATTCTCGCCAACAGTATATCTGTTTCTCGTATTAAGGTCTGCGTAACCAATAGTAGTTCCTGAACTGTTTTTCAGTGCAAGATAAGTATTGGTTCCTGTTGTATATTCTGACAGAGGATTTGTAATGCTGTCGTATGTTATCTCAATCTCATCGCCTTGGGAAAGTCCGGTAAGAATAATATATACAAATCCGACAGAATGGTCGCCTGCCGTTGCGTATGTACGAACGTCGTTATCGCCGATAAAAAGTATTTCGCCTGTAAGAAGATTCGTATTATTGAATCCTGTAGAACCAACAATAATACTGTCGTTTGAAGGCTGCACATTTGACACCTGTTCGGCAAGGCTTCCACTCCTTGTGAAATAAATGTATGTAGACGCATTCTCAACGTCCTCGTCTGTACATACTGCTTGACCTATTTTGTCAAACCAGAAGAAATAAATACCATCAGCAGGTGCTGTATATGGGTCTGTTCGTGACAAGATGCTCGTAAAAGTGCTTCCGCCATCAGTAGAGTATCCTCCGGCAAACTCATTAACAACTGTTCTGTTTTTTGAAACAACGTCTCCTTCTTTCAGCGTAATGTATGAGCCACGCTTAAAAGTAAGTCTCTTGTTATTGGTTGACCACACTTCTGTATTGTTGCTTACATATCGACATCCGATTTCAAAAAGAGGTGGAAGAAGATATCCGGTTATTGCAGGAAATTGTTCTTTGACATTAACGAGTTCTTCTTCTATGTCTGGAATTTGGCTGACAACCTCTGCCATGTTTCCGCTTCTCGTGAAGCGCATATACTGCCATGCATTACTAACATCATCTGCTGTTACAGTGGCGCTGTTTTGTTTATCTGCCCAGAAAACATAAAGGCCATCAACAGGTGCTGTATAGGGAGTTGTTCGTGAGGAAATGCTCGTAAAAGTGCTTCCGCCATCAGTAGAGTATCCTCCGGCAAACTCATTCAGAACAGTTCTGTCTATAGAGACAACGTCCCCTTGTTTCAAGGAGATGTATTTCCATCTCTGGAAAGTTAATCTCTTATTATTCGTTGACCAAGTATCAACGCCGCCAGCAATATATCTGCATCCGATTTCAAAAGGCGGAGGTACAACAGAACCGTTTATACTTAAAAACTGACCTTTTACAGTGTCGCTATCCTGTTGCAAGTCTCGTACATCTGTAATAATGTCACCGGCCCTTTTTATTGTTACATACTTCCAAGCATTTTCAACGTCTGCGTCAGAGCAAACGGTTTGTCCAAGCTTGTCGAACCAAAAGAAGTAAAGACCATCAGCAGGCGCTGTTAGCGGAGATTGGCGTGTTTCAATGCTTGTAAATGATTGCCCACCGTTAGTAGTGTATCCTCCGGCGAACTCATTAACAACTGTGCTGTCTCTTGATATGACGTCCCCCTGTTTTAACGCAAGATATAGGCCACGTTTGAAAGTTAATCTCTTATTATTCGTTGACCAAACTTCAGCGCCGCTATTGTTTACATAGCGGCAACCAATTTCATATTCAGGAGGAAGAACAACTCCGTTTAGTTCCGGAAACTGTTCAAAAACCATACGCTTCTGGTGCTGCAAATCGGCAATGGAATAATCCATGCTCCCGTCTCTGCTGAAGTGGAGATATGTCCATCCATTCGCAACCTCGTCGGCAGTAAAGTCTGTATTATCGCTTTTTGTCATCCAGAAGAAGTAAATACCATCTGCTGGAGCCGTATACCTTCCTGTAAGAGATGAAATGGACACAAAAGTAGCGCCATTATCGACAGAGTATCCGCCGCCATACTCGAGGATTGATATGTCCTTTGTAACATAGTCGCCTTGTTTGAGGTTGAGGTATGTGCCACGCTTGAATGTAAGTCTCTTTGTGTTACGATACCACGCTTCAGCACTATTGCTTACATATCTCAAGCCAATCTCGAATGCCGGTGGGAGAATTACGCCATGGATGTCAACTATCTGGATGTTCAAATGGTCAACTGCTTCGGCAAGGTCTGGAACAATGTCTGTCTTTCCCTGTAGGTCGTTGTCGAGTTTTGCGCGAGTAATAGCTCCATCTTGAACAGTAGTCGTTGCGTTAGGATGGGCGTCAAGCCACGCCTGAACAGCGGCGTCGATTTGAGCAGTTGAAGGTGTTCCGGGAGCTACCCACTGTGACGTGCCGTCACCATTGGACATCATATACTGACCTTGCGTTCCATTCCCAGAAGGAAGGATACCGGAACGGTCATGAAGCCTGTTAATCGCATCAGCTTCTCTGTTCACGTCTTCTACAACAATCGATATGTCTGCCTGTTCTGGCATAGTTGGCAAAGTTACAACCTTTTGTGTAGGTTTAAGCGTCTTAGTGGAGCTCATACTCGCTCACCTCACTCGAAAATTACAAACCCGTCCAAAGCTTCAATCTCATCAAGAGTGATGTTTGGCAGTAAAGAAATAGGAATTTTAACCGGTTCGATTTCGCAATCGACATCTCCGATGGTTTCCCATTCCTCGAAGAACTTCTTCTTTGTCTCTTCGTCGTCTATTTTTACAAGGCCGTTTTCGCTGATGTCGCAATTGTATTTTTCGACGAGCTTCAACTGTTCTTCACCTTGGAAATCGAAGATGTCTTTTAGCTTCTTTTTTAGTTTGAAGAGCTGGAATGCAGGCTGACCTGTAGCTCCTTTCATCCTCGATAACGCTTTGTATGCTTTTACCGCATCCTTCTGTTTCATTGTGACCCTCCTTATTGTTTGTAATACACAGTACAGGCAGAAAATGAAGATGTGCCTGTATTTTGCACCTTAACAACCATGTCCTCGTTAAGGAACATGGCTTCTGCCGAGCTTGCGTTTGACTCGAACTTAATCCATATCGAACCGCCTGTAGATGATAGTCCGGAAGACGATATTGCAGACGAAATCATGGTGTCCAGCACAAGCGTGTTCCACATGCCGACTGTCGCAGTAACACTACCGATTTCGTGATAGGAATTGTTCGCCCAAACATAAGCTTTCAGTGTGCGGCTTGCATAGCCGGACATATTGTAGAATTGATATCTGGCCTTTATACCGTAGAACAAATCTGTTCCGCTAACATAATCATTTGCCGTATATGGAATTTGATACTCTATGTAATAACCAAGACTTCCACCTGAGCTCATAACCAATGTGCTTGGCCTGTAGTTTATGTTATGCACACCAGAATTTCCCGGTTTTACCCACAGAACATTGCTCCCAGAAGGCTCATCCTGCGAAATGATAATATTGGGAGTGGAAGAACCGCCTGTCACAAGCGTTCCGTCAACGGTCAAGCTCTTACAGTGAACATCGCCACTCATGCCAACACTGAAGTTCGCATTTGAAGCGCTTGAGCCAAAGATAATAGAAGAATTTGAAGAGTCCTGCGCATGAAGTCTGAATTTACCTGCTGTCTGCATATCAATTCCGTTTCCGTCAAGAAGAATCTTTACATCATTGCCGGATTTAATCTTCACATATTTGCCACCGGTAATATCAATACCATTAGAATTGATATCAATTCCACTTTTAATAAGATAAGCATTACTGTCTGTATACGATTTTGCACCTAAGTATATATCATCAGCAGTTTGATAAACATTTGTTACGCTAATCTTTCCGCCTTCAGCAGTAGTTGCTCTTGTAACTTCAGCGGCAATAGCTTCAGCAGTGACAGAAAGTGACGATTGCAAAGATTCGATATCGCTTTCGTTAACACTTACCCTGCTTGCTACAAGCGTGATTTCTTCTTCCGTCTGAATAAGTTGTGTCTGAAGTGCTATATCGACAAAGGCGTCATATATTTCTTTGAAAGCTTCTCCATCCCATACGTATAAAGTAGGAACACCCGTTAGGTCGTGCCACGAAGATACGCTATCAAGAACGTCCTGCCAACTGTCGAATCCGTCCTCGACATCCTGCCAGCTCGATGTGTCAGTAGTCTTTATCCAGATATCTCCTACCTGTAATCCGGTATGAGAAGGTTCATTTTCCTGTATATATACGGAGTTCTGTCTTGAAACTGTTGATACAAGGCCGTTGATTGTTTGTGTAATCGTTGAAGAATTGTTCCAATTCCCAATCGTGCTCTGGATGTATGTGTTTGACGAAATGTCAGTAACCATCAGCTTGTCGATAAATGCCTGACGTGCCCACAGCTCGTCAACATCAATACGCTTTGCGTAAATAGTATCGATAATCGCATCAATCGCATAGAAATTCGTGCACGAAATAGCGGAATATGTACCAACATCCTGAACAATCGTTTTTCCGCCGCTTGTGTGGCCTGCCGCAATCTCCGAAGCGGATGGAGTACCAACACGTGTCGGAACAAGCGTAGGTACTCCGTTGGCATCCCAAGAAACATCGATGTGATAATAATACCCGTCACTCGCTCCAATAACGAGGTCGCCAATTGTTGCTTCTATCAACTGACCATATGTTACAGCCAAACGATTGATATACAGCTTATTTGCCGTTCCTTCCTGCATAACAGCAGAACTGAAAATTGCCTTGTTTGCGTTAATGTCCATAATATGGGCATAGTTGATATTGGCATTTTCAATCTGCGCATTCACAATAGAAGCAATATTAAGTTTTGCGTTGATTGCGCTGATATCGTTAGCGTCAATCTTGTCTGCTGTTACAGCTCCTGATGCAAGCTTTTCAGTAGTAACGGCAAACGAATACAATTTTTCTGTAGTGACAGCTCCTGTATCAATCTTTGCAGTTGTAACAGCACCGGTGTCAAGCTTTGCAGTTGTAACAGCCCCGGCGTAAAGCTTTGCAGTTGTAACAGCTCCTGTATCGATTTTATCTGCTGTAACAGCTCCCGTATCTATCTTTATTGCCGTTACAGCGCCTGTATCAAGCTTCGCAGTTGTAATCGACCCTGAACCTATTCTCTCAGCACTCAGTGTACCACTCGTGATACAAGCAGCACTTAGAGTCCCGGCAAATGTTCCCGTAGCGGCGAGAAGCTCACCAGAGAATTGTCCGCCGCCCTTAAACGTCGCATTGCCGGAAGAGTCAATGGCAAAGTTTCCGCCATGCACAGTAAACGTACCACCGGACAGGATATTGATATCTCCGCCTGATGCTATGTCAAGAGAACATCCGGACTCTATCTTTACATACTTGCTTCCGGCAATATCAATACCACTCGAGTTAATGGTAATGCCGGAAACCTTGTTGTACTTGTCAGCAACTGCAAGCTCAATTTGGCCTGCACGAAGTTGAAGCGCTGAGATATCACCCTCTGCGTCTCCGACTCTTACGGTCAATCCGCTTACAGAAACGCCAAGGTCAGTTATATTGCCCTCTGCGTCTCCGACTCTTACAGCCAATCCGCTGACACTTACACCAAGTTCTGTAATATCGCCCTCGGCATTCCCGACTCTAACTGCAAGTCCTCCGACGCTTACACCGAGTTCTGTAATATCGCCCTCTGCGTTTCCGACCCGAAGCGCAAGGCCGTCAACATCAAGGTCGAGTTCCGCTATATTGCCTTCATCGTCTTCGATGCGTTTCTGGAATGTCTTGCTCAAGTCCTGCAACCGGAGCCGACCAAATCTGCGGTAGATATCGTCCAGCACTTCTTCGAGCTGCACAACAAAAGCCTTCTCCTGCTTGTCCCATTTCGTTGGCACACGCAACGGCTGGTGCTGCTGGATTGTGGAATACCTATCTTCCATCTAACCACCTCAATCCGGGTCGGTCTCCGTTACAATCTGAATACCACCGATAAGCCGCCACGGGTAATTTGCCGTCGCCGCTGTCTCGATAATCAGCCTGAATCTCCTGCCGACACCGCCGATATGGATTCTCTTTGTCTTAAAGCTCTTCCCGGCACTTACATCGGACGATGTAAGAGGATTCACTGTATAGCTCTTACTCTTGCTCTTCTTCTCCGTCTGGATAGTGAACTTGATAGTAACAGCCGTACTCTTGACTTCAGGGGTGAAGTAGATGTCGAATCCGCCCTTCTGAATGCTCTCACGACCGAGAAGCATCCATGGGGATACCCACTTCGTAGCAGCGGCAGGTACAGCGCCGTTTTCCCATGAGTCGTATTTAATTTTCATAACCTTCCCGGGGATAGTAGCGCTTGTCGCATAAAGCTCATCCTCCGTAACGAGGAAGCTTTCGATGTTCACGCAATCGTAATAGAGGATTGTGCCGTCCTGTGTGTTGAGCACGAGCAGTGCGTTATTGTATGTGCTTGTTCCTGTAGGAAAGGCAATATAGTACCTCTGCTTGAACATGGCAGCGCACATCTGGTCAAGGGCGTTCTTGTTAATCGTCCTCCAAACGTCTTCTATGGCTTCCCTCTGAAGTGGGGTGACCGAGAGTCCATCGTAGGAGGAGATACCGTCTTTTTCGACCATCAGGATGCGTTCTACGTCCACTGCGATGGTGTTCACATACGGAGCACCGCCGCCATACTGCTCCTTGAAGGTGTATTCCCCGGGGTCTGTGCCAAGGATACGCCAGACTCTGTGCTTCTTGAAGGCTATCAACTGCTGGCCGAACTGCCGAAGGCCCGTGAATGAGTCGCCGTCCCAAGAGGGCTGCTGGATACTTCCTCCGCCGTCCTCTGGTTCTTCGTTCGTCCCGGCAATCGTCCAATCCTCCGGGTCATATGGTCTGGAATACACGAGCATATCCGGGTCGTCCGTCATGGCTCCGCCCCAAATCCTCTCTGCGTATCTCTCGATGACTCCGAACTTCATAACGGGAGAACCAACGCTGGCTTTCGGCTCAATCTTCGTTACGGAAAAGTTGTCGCCACGAACCATAACCATACCGTCCACAGCGTTTGACAGGATAAGGACATCCACCGGGGATGAGGAACCCTGAGGGTTGATTTCGTATGCGACCCAGCTCCACACGTTCGAGGTGTATGCCGTTACACCCGTAGGAAAGGCAAGCTGTGTCCATGCGTTCATGGCGGAGGTCAGGTAGTATAGTTTCCCATCTGTTGCTGCGAACAGAACCTCTTTATTTTCAACGCCCGAATACCATCTGCGGTATAAGTGGGCGAGTGTCTCTATCTTCGAGTTTTGAAACCCTGCCGACAGGAGTTCAGGAGCCGCCATGGGCTGAAGAACTCCTGCCGGGGTTTCGAGGTTCGATTCTTCAACGGCGTACCGAACGTCGCCGTCCATACCCGGGCCGTACTGATTCAAACCAGCGAAAGAAGGAATAAATACGTCCGCATCGTAAGCATGAAGAGAGTAGTACGCCATGAGTCATCACCTCGGTATGTTAAAGAACGTCTTATACTGTTTGGGATTCCCGTTTTCATCAAGACCGGCAAGGCCGCCATCGTCGCTGATAATGGAAAGTAGTCTATCGAAGCTCTCACGGTACGCATACCCACGCTGTTGTTTTTGTGGATTCCCGTTCCTATAAATCAACCACGTTGCCCAATCTGCGATATATCTGTGCGTCCATTCAGGAAGGTTCGGAACGTCCGTATCTGCCGAGAGAGGAGGGTAGTCCGACCCGGATGACTTCGTATGAACCTTGGCCCACACCTTTACGACCCGGTCATATCCTTCGTTGATATAGTCAACTATATGTGGAGTGTAATCACCGATATCATCCGCATCGTTGTTCGTCTGGAACATGATGTGTGTTTTCATAGCGCCAAGAGTCATGGGTAATCACCTCATCAGATAGATTTTCCGTATCTTTCCTTCAGGACGCAGAACACGGGAACAGGAACTTCAACGTGCTCTCCCCTGTGGATTTTCCAATGTTCTTCCTTTTCCTCATTTGCAATGGTGACGTGTTCGTATTGGTCTACTTTTAGACCGTTAGAGCCGGAGTCCTCGAGTGCAGGAAGGAACACATCAACCATGGGGCCTTTGTATCCGGATTCCTTTTTAGGAGTGATGGTAGTGAGTTCGTCATCAATGATAGTAATTTCATCTTCTTCGACGGCGATTTTTTCTTTGGTAGCCATAAAGAATCCCCTTTCAATTAAGTGCCGCTGTTATCAACAAGCTCGGCAAGAGAGATGTTGATGTCCTTCAGAAGCTGAAGAACAATCTGTTTCCATGCACCTTCTCCATAGGCTGCAATGGTATTATTCAGGTTCGTTTCCACGGTTTCTTCCCGTGTCGGTGTTGGGTCAGACATAAAATCTCCTCCTTCCTAAAATATAAGGGGCCACTCCCGTAAGAGTGGCCCCGGAAAGATTAGGCCGTGCAGCCGTGCTCAAGCCGGACGATGAAGTCGTCCTGAATGATGGCAGCGCAGAAGAAGGGAACTTTCCAGCCGATGGTACCCCTCTGGTTCAGGGGGTCGTCAGTACCGGAAGCACCCAACTCCTTGACGATAATCTGGATGTTCGGCTTGCCCTTGCCACCCAGCTTCACGCAGCCGAAGGCGTGCTGACCGTAGATAAGGGTCGCATGGACTTCGACGGAGTTGCCGCCGCCGGAGGGCAGGATGCCGACATCCTTGGCGTATGTCCAGTTGTTGGTCACGGTCGTGCCGGGAGTCCAGCGGAATTTCACATACGCATAGGAAGAATCCCACGTGACCTTCTCGATGCACATCAGCGTCTTGGTGTCCCGGGTCGTGGAAGTGGTGTATGCAACATAGACCATCTTGCCAGCCAGCTCACGGGCGATGTTGGACGTCATGCTGTCGCAGGAGACAGTCAGGACACGGTTGGTCGCATCGTAGCAGGGAGAAACGTTGGGAGCCAACAGCTTGTCGGTAGTGCCGAACAGGTAATCCTCATCCGTAAAGGTCTTGCCGTTGTCAACGGAGTAGAACTTCACGTTGTAGATGGTTCCAAGCTCGTACTTGGACTCACGTTCCTTGTTCTGGTACTTGTTGGCATCCTTCCAATTGTCGTCTTCGGTGAGGTCATAATAGGTGTCCTCGTCGCACTTGGCATGGAAGTAGCCATCCGGGAAGGGCTGCGCACCCTTGCGCTTCAGGTTGCGCACAGCAAGCTTAATCATCGCATAGGAGATTTTGTTGCTGCGAGTGATAGCGCTACGGGCAGAAACGCCGCTGGGATACATGACGTTCAGACCGGCACAGATGGCGTTGCGGCCAACGGTGTCAATCGTGAGCTGGGCCTGCCGGTTCAGCCGGTCAGACATCGCCTGAGTCTTGCTGTCAACGTGCCACAGATCGATTTCATCGGTGTAGCCCATCCAGCCGCCGTAGTTCTTGGTGATCACGGAGAAGGCCGTCTCTTCGAGGTTCTGGCCGTCCGGGGTCACGCCTTCGTACAGGGGCTTGTCAGCGGCAGGAAGTTCGCTGTAGCGGAAGAACGTGACGTACTTGCCGTTGTGTTTGGGCTGCTCAATCATGTCGGCATCGTTCAGATAGCCGAGATTCAGCGGAACGTTTTCAAGGGCACGGCGCTGGAGATAAGATTCCAGCAAGGTCGGTGCAATACCAGAGGAATACGAATAGTTCATAAGACACACTCCTTTTAACTAAGTCGGATGCGTGCCCCCTCCTGTATCTTTTTTTCCAAACGGGCGAATTGTTCCTTAGACATTGATTCAATGGCGTTAGGGTTATGTCCGCTTGCTCCGTTGGGGGAGCGCATCGGGGAAGGCGGCTTCCTGCTGGGCTTCTGGTTTTTCAGATAGTCCGCTACATCATAGAAGTCCATCTCCCCATTGATTACTTTCTTCTTGATTTCCTGATTATTCTGGAACTCGCCGATAACGTCAGGGCCACCGGAACTCTTGATTCTGTTGGCCTGGTGTCTCAGCATTTCAATCCTTGCCGTAGTGGCAGGGTCTTCCTTGGGAGCAAACTGACCGTTCGCCTTCCGGGGCTGTTCTTCCCTTGGCTGCTCTTGCGCAGCAGGCTGTCCCTTGCGGAGACGGACAAGCTCACGGGCTGTTTCGATATCCGCAACCTTCCGGCTGCGTACCAGCTCCTGCGCTTCGTCCTCAATCATTTTCTCCCGGATTGGAGCCATCTGCTGGTCAAACATGGCCTGCATTTCGGCTTTTGTTTCAGCAACTGCTTTCTCGACGGCTTTAGCAATACGCTTCTTGAACCATCCGGCATCCGTGGCCTTTGGCGCTTCAGGTTCAGCTTCCGCTTCAGCAGGCTTCTCTTCGTCCGTGTAGGACGAAAGGTCTTCGGACTCGTCCTGTTCTTCCTCGACTACCTCTTCAGGAAGTGTGTCGTCCACTTCGGTGTCGAGCTGTTCATTTTCGACCATGGTCTCATTGGGTTCCATAGGGAATCTCCTTTCGCGCATCCGTGAAATCGCGGCTTGCGTGTAATATTTGCAAAAGCCCTGTGAAATCGCAGGGCTCTTGGCTCATTATGTGGGGAGCTGTTCTCCGGTCGGTACGCCCATCATGCTCCGGGCGTTATCTACAACGGCAGCAGGTGAATCGCTCACTTTGGTGGGCTGTCCTCTCATGGTACTTACATCCGCCAATGTATTCGATAGCTGGTTCGCTGTCTGTTTGAGAGAATTGTTCTCTTCAGACATCTGCTTCATCTGCTGGGCCATCTGCTGGACTTGCTGCTGGAGCTGCATCATCTGTTCCTGATACCTCTCGTTCGCCTGAATGACCGGGAGGATTCTGTCCTTCCCGTCGATATTCAGGACAGAGAAGAGCGCAGATAGAGGGAAGTTCTGTCCGGCCTGTGCAGACATGGTGTAGGCTTCCATCATCATTTGGTTTTGATTCGCTATCCTCTGTGGGTCTCTCGAGGAAATCTCAATCTGAACCGTGTAAGGCGGAGGGTTAATGGAGCCCTTCTTCTTTTTCTTGCCAAAGAGCTTCTCCATGTTCACGACCACAGGCTTTCTGCCGGTAATCATGATGGTTCTGTCGTCCTCGTAGAACTGAGACACAATCCATGTGATTTGCTCATCAATGTTCTTCGAGCCGTACTTCAACTGTTCTGTCCGCATGGAAGAAACCTTGCCGCCTGCCTGAATCAGGGAGTTGATAGCCTTGCCACTTACAATGCCGCCTGTAGTTTCGCCACGGGTGAACTGATTCGCTCCTGAGTCGGCCTTCAGGTCAGATTGCATCATGGTCATAAGCTGGGTGATTGTATTATTAAAGGGCTGGTTCTGCATCCAGACTACAGAGTCCGGCTGGATGGAGTCGCCCTCGATTATATCGTTCTCCATGTCGGCGAGAGCGTCACGGTCGATACCGGCAGACCTCTTCACGAGGAGCCGCCCATTCGAGCTCTTCCTTGCGTTCATGTCGCAGTAGGAAGCGTACCGGTTGATATATCGCATCATGGGAGCGAGTTCGCTCACAAGACCTTCACCGGCCATTGCCCCTTCGATACTGTCATGAACATCGATAACGAATGGATACATCCCATGATTGTAGACATCGGTCTGTTTTTCAAGCAAGGCACGACCGGCGGCATAGGCAACGTTAATCGTGTATCTACGGGTCTTGGCGTTGTACTCTCTCCACCAATACTCGATGAGAAGCGCCCTCTTCTCGTCGTCCTGATGCTCTGCGTCATCCTGTGCGTCACTCATACCGACATTGTTATGCGTGCCCTCTTCAGCACCAACAAACTTGCCTTCCTCAGGCCAATGCGCACGGAACCACGACAGAGGGTGCCACGATACCTTCATAACGGCTCTGCAATCCTCCAGACGCTCCGCAGCGGCATCCCACAGGAAGGCTTCGATAGGCCACCTTATAAGCGCTACATCGCCCTTCCCGTAGTTCATGTCAGGATCCCATGCGATTTGGGTGATGGCAGTGCCGGTGCAGTAGAAGTCCTCACACCGTTTATAGTGTATCTGCTCGTAATCGTTTGCACAGTATGTGATGTAATGCAGGATATCCTGCAAATCATCGGCAGCGGCCTGATTATCCGGAGTCTCGGGTAAGACCTTTGCTTCAGGCATACTCAGCATCTGGTCGGCTACCACGTTATTGATGGTGGATTTCAGAGTCTGAAGCTGGAGGGTTTTCTTTCCATTCTTCTTAATCGTTTTATTGTCGTCCTGTTCCGGGTCTTCCATGTGCAGGATTTGCCTACATTTCTTCGCTTTCTCATGGAAGGGACGGTTCATCTGCTCGAAGATGTCAACACGGTCATAAATGACCTCTAAAAGCTCTTGGTCTTCCTCGGATAGCTGCTGTTCCTCTAAGGAATATTCCTCAAGCTCTTTCTCAATCTCTTTGTTTGTCATCTAATCACCTCAATCGTCCAGAGGATTGTAAGGCTTCGGTGCCTTCCGTTCCTTCTTCTTTGCCGCCAATGGATGTTCCATCAGAAAATACCTCGTGGCGTCATAGTCGTGGTCTTCAGCGTCGGTGTCGATATCCTCGTGCTTCCGGTTGCCCGTCTTTTTCGTAGAGTACGGGAGGTTCGGAACTGTACGAATCCAATCGTCGCACGTGTTGAATATGTACATCTTGGGGTATCCATTATCGTCAAAACGGAGTCGCTCATGGACTTCCATCTTCCCGGAGAGTCTTGTGTTGTCAGCCGGGTCGAAAACGACCCCCTTTGGGTTTCCATAGAACCCGGGGGCCATCTTGTCAGCTATCGATTCTCCATGCGACCTGTCGAATATCGACGGGTCGGCAACACGGAGAATTTTGATGTTCTCCTTCGTCTCCTCCGCTTCTCGCTCGAGGATACCGTCCATTATCTGTCTGGGGGTCAATTCAATACCCGTATCGGCCTTCCTCGGCACGCATCCATACCACTCCTTGTAAAGATAGGCAACGCCTTTATAGTCCATCGCCCACCACTGACACGCAAACGGGTCTGAAAAGCCCCAATCGAACGAGAAGTACCTCGGCCAATCCCTCGGTATTTCGAAAGGCTCGATAACGTGTGTGTATTTCCTGTCCCTGTAATGAGCCGGGTCGTTGACAAACTCCTTGAATACCTGACCTTCGAAAGAATCCCAATCGCCGTTCAAGAGCGCCCTCCTCAATGCTTCTGGTTTCTGTTCCAATTCGAAGATATAGTCGTCTGTGATAAACGGGTTCTCCGTCGCCAAAGCAGGAATATACTGCGTCCGTATCTTCTTCGTCTTATGAAGCGCTTCAGACCATATCTCCTGCGTCTGGATACTCATATACGGCCCTGCGTCAACAAACATCTTCTTGACCCAGCTATGCCCGATATCGCCCGGGTTCGACGCCGACCTGACAATCGGTACAACCCCCAAGCTCTTCTTCGCCCTCAAACGTGTCTTGATAAAGTCATATATCTCCTGCTCAAACGAAGTCAGCTCGTCAAAGTACAGAAACTGAATCTCAATACCTCTGTATTTATTCTTGTCCGCTACGTTCTCGCAGTGACGGAATAGTATCTTAGACCCGTTCACTAACCTGAACTCGTAGTTCCCGGCTATGTACCTTCCACTCTCAGGCGGATATGACTCCAAGGCTTCCTTGATGTCTGTGTCCTTTAACTCCTGATACGTCCTCCGGAATACTACCGCTGTAGTCCCCGGGTAAGTCGAACACCTGAACCAAGCATCCATTATCAGCGCCTTGGTCTTTCCTCCGCCTGCTGCTCCGCCGAATAGTATCTCGTTCGCTGTGGAAGCGTGGAATATCGCTTGCTTCGGCGTAGGCTGGTAGTTAAGCGTTACAACAGCCATATAAACACCTCAAAAAGGGCCTGAGGAGGTGTGCAGGCCCTACTGAATCGGTATGCCGTCTTATCGGAGCATTCATACCGATAATCAGTCCTCAGGAGTCCCTAACTCAGGCATACCCTCTACCTTGATGACAACCGAGTTGTCCTCCATGCCCGTAATCAGTGACTTGCTCTGCGTAATCACGTCGTTCGCCGCTTTGTTCGCAAGCCAAGCATTCTTGTCCTCCATCTGCTTCGCTATCGTTAACAAAGCCTTCCCAACGTGGTGTACGCTCCACTCGTTGATGATAGACCGGTAAAAATCTTGGAATACCTCGTTCTTCCTCAGGTTCCTTAACCGACTCTTGCCGTTCCTTATCTTCCTCTCGTCGTCTCCGACGTTCCACAATTCTTGGCATATCTCTTCATCGGTAAACCCCCTGAACATCATATCCGCTGCGTTCATTTGCCAACCCTGTAACATCCCGGGTCGGCGAGATTTGTAGTTGCCCATGTTTTTTTCTCCTTTCTCCCACCGGGTATCAGGGTCGGTACGGGGAGGTATTTCTGTGTACGTCCGTGCGCGCGTGGAGCCGCTGGCACGATTCGGCCCCCCGGCTGCGTGCTGCGACCACCCCCAGGCACCCCCTCCGCTGGCCGTGCTGCTTGCCGTTGCTGCTGGCCCTTCCTATTACGTGTATGCGTGTATTCGTGTGCGCTGCTGGCGTGCGGCGTGCGGCGTGCGGCGTGCTGCTGGTGCGCTGCTGGCCCTTCCGTTCCTATATATTTCCGCTG